TCCCAAGAATTTTTTTGCCAAAGTATATTTAGTTTGTTTGGATCAATTGGAACTTTACCCGGTATAGATGTACAAATTTGAACTTGATCAAGCAAATCTTTTGAAACATGCTTATTAAGCATTTCCATTTGTATCTCTGTTGCGCCTCTAGGTTCCATTATTTTAATGTTATAAAACTGTTAAGTGTTAATCTTCCGTTGTCTATATCTGTCCCATGGTGTCCATAACCCATATGAAAATATTCACTAGAATACATTACTAATCTATTTTTTACAAATTTAAAATCATTAATTATATTTTTTTCTTTGTCATATAAATATGTTCCAGAGTTAAAATTAGTTTTAGATAAATATATTAATGATGAAAAATGAAAAAAATCTTGATGTATAAAATCTTTTTCATTATCTTCTTCTCGTCTTAAATGTATAAAATGTGTTATAAAATTTACATCTTCTGGCTTGACTAATTTATTATAAAACATTAAAAAATTAATGTATTCGTACAAAAAAATATTTGTTTCAACTAATGGAAAACTTCTCAATCCAGGAAATGTTTCGGTAGTGCCCCGTAACGAGTTCAGATTCTCTTGATCATATAATTTAATTTTTTTTATTTCAGGTAGAATGTAATCTAACCTAGGTATGAAATCTTCAACTTGTCTAGCTATCATTCCTTAGTAAGACTTTCCATAGATACTCTCGTAACTTTAATTTCCAAGTCTTGCCTAAAATCATCATTAGTAGTGTCAGTATTGGGATCAGCAACATCAGCATCAAAATCAGCTTTACTAGCATAAACTTTTCCTGTTCTTTTATGTTTAATTATTTCTTTAGCTTCAGCTGGTATTTTTTTAAGTGTCATATTATTTCTCCTTTATTAAGTATGAATCATAATTCCAAGAATTATTTTTTCCCCAAAAGTCACAATATTTACTATCTCTACTAAATGAAGTTAAATCGCAAGATTTAAATATAGCATACTTATCTGGGTCTATGGTATCCTCTATGACTAAAGAATCACCTGGGACCATCATTGAAGATACCTTATTAATTATTCCTTTCATGTTAGCATGACAATCTTCAATAACTAACATGGGTGATTCGTATTTTTCAAACTCATATGAATCTATATCATTAACATCTAATTTTATAAATTCTACATTTGGTATTTCTTTAATATCTTGATTGTCTACAGTAATAACTCTTGTATCTAAGCCTAATGTTTTTGTCATATCATAAAACCAAGAAGCAGAACCACCTTCACCCGAACCAAATTCTAAAATTGTTTTTGGTTTTATATCCTGCAACATTTGTTGATATATAGTTAGACTCATAGGATCTTTAAATAATTTAAGTCCCTTCCATTTAAAATTAGCAAATTTTGCAAGTTGTATAACATCAGTATAGTGTTTGTTATTTTCTAATATTCTATCAATTACATTAAGTTCACCCTTGTATTCATGAATACCATCTTCTTCTATAACATTGCCTTTTGTAAATAAATTTGCATATTCACCATCTGACATTGTTTTATAAATATTCATCATCTGATCAACCATGGCATTTATGAAATGTTTTTTATTTGCATTTCGAATTGTCATAACACCATCTTGTTTAATTTTTTCAATCTCTTCATTAGAGAATAGTAAATTAAGTGTTGTTTTAGTACTTTCAATTTTCATAATTAATCTTGTTTGTATATAGCCAAACTTAGTGAAAGTCTAGGTTCTTTGATAGAAGTTACACAATGTGGAGTCATCCTATTTATAAACTGAACATTTTGATCTTTTATTATGGTTTCTCTCTTATCTATATTCCAAGTAGACTCTCCGTATATATTTTTTATAAATAAACAATAATCATCCGTATGCTCTGGAAAAGAAACATTTTGATTATTTAAACCTTTTGAAAAATAAAAATTACCACATATTCTTACACCAAATGTTTCTAAGGCAACTTGTTCTATTTGTTTTAGTTCATCATTAATATCAAGCACATCACTAATAATAAATGAAAACCCTTTGTCATAGAAATTTTTAAATTTATCAAAATCTAAAAAACCATATATATCAAATAATTCTTTTCTTAATTTAGTTCCTAAATTATCTATTAAACAAATACTCTCATGACCATGATGAAACTGATAAGGAAATCTTTTTGATATTTTAAGGATATCAAATATATTCCATTCTTTTAAATTTATTTGATGATTGCTTAAAAACTCATGAAATCTTTGAAATGAAGCTTGATGAACATTTCTCATGGACGACCCTGACCTTTATAGCGTCTCTTTTTTTGTTGACGTTTTTCGTGTTTGTTTTTATTTTTTTTATGTTGCCCAGGTCCTCTTTTTTTAGGTTTATCTCTGGGTACAAAATGTGTAAATTTTTGTTTAGCCATTCTCCTGGGATCTGTCTATTTGAGCATAACTAACCACACCTTGAATTTTACTACTGCCTGTAGCTGCCTGTACAGTTATTGCATCACCTGCTTCAAGATTTAAACCTTGTGGGGTAGCATTAACTTGAGATTTAGCTGCAACATCATCCCTAAAAAATTCATACTCAGTATTTGAGTCTGAAGAATCTACAAAGTTCATGTTAACTAAGATAGCTGATGAAGCATCATTGTTAGCACAATAAACACTTTTTACTATAACGGTTGCATCATTAGGACATGTGAACACTGTTGTTTTACCAGTTCCAGTTTGTTTATATCCTTGATTTTTATATTGTATAGTCATGATAAAAAATAGTTAAATGCATCTTGTTCATTTTTTAATTCTTGTTGATAAGATGTATTTAATTTATCTTTAAGGGTTTGTAAAGACTGAGCTACTTGTCTTTGATTTTCCTCAGTATAAGTAGGTGTAGGTTCAGGTATTAATAGATCAACTCTAGCCATTATCCCCTCATACCATCTGGTTGTACATCAACTCTAAATGTACCATATCTCCAATTCTGATCGGTAGAAGTATTTGCTACTTTTACACTTGCAAATCTAGATCTTGCTCTTGTGTCAACTTTATCAGTTGTTGAATTGATAGTAAAAGGACCCAAAGGAGAAGACTGTGCATTTACTGCAGGATAGGCTCTTAAATTTAAAGTAACTTGTGCATCACCGGTTAACACTTTAAAATCTGGTATAAATCTTCTTATGCTCATAAAAAATTGTCCATCTCCACCTGAAGATAAATCAAAATCTCCTGATGTAATAAATGCAGGTATCGCTGTTTTATTACCAAGAGCATCAACTTCGTTATTACCAACTTCGTGTGCATAATATGTAGAAGCACCATTTATGTTTGTTGCTCCTTGAATTGTTGGGAATGAAGGCACATCTGTAGTAATAAATTCAGTCGCATAAGGATTATCATATAATGTTGCGTCAGCCCAAGAAGTTCTAGCTAATGATCCTGTAGTCCAAGTGTTTTCAGTATAGTTGTAAGTTACAACTCTATCTACTTGTTCTTGTCCATTTTTTGCATAGAACCAAGTTATCTCTTCATATAAATGATTTAGTCCAGCATATACTTGTTCTCCTGCTGTATAATTAATTCCTAAATTATCTCCTTTAGTTGTAAATACAAAATCCTCAACTAAACATGGCAATGATTTTACTGTACCATCATAAACAAAAAAACCACCTGCTTGACCCATCCAAAAAACTTTACCATTAACATACTTAATAGCATGTTGACCAATTAGACCACAATTAGAACCAACCTGTCTTATAGAAAATGTAAACGGTGGTCCAACAAATTGCATTATATAAGCAGAAGTATCCGTAAGTATTAGAATATAATCTTTAGCTTTTGCAGCTCCTACAATTTTTACACCTGAGTCTAATCTAAAAGTACCTGCAGTATTCGTTGATGTCGGTGTATAATCTGATAAATTTTCTTGGTCTGAAAATCTTATAAACATTTTGTCTTGTGTGCTTTCAGTTCCAATAGTTGTTTCAGTTCCAAGAATAATAAGATGTCTATCTCTTTCTGATACTATTGACATAACAGAAGTGGTTGGAGCCCCCGTAATAGCTGTTGCTCTCGTTGTTAATGCAGGAGGGTTCGAACTAATTGCTTCCCATTTAAAAGTTTTTCCATTTTTAATAGTTGCAACAAGAGTGCTGCCAAAGTGATCTAATGACCATGAAGCAGGATCTAGTAATACTGTTGTAGATGTAGAGGCTTGTCCCCAAGCTGTAAAATATTCAACGGATGCACCATTTGAGTGTGCTGTTCTTGTACCTCCAGAACCTCTCGTAATACCTTCTAATATATTTCCTGTTATATTTGTGTAAGAAATAAACTCAGTTCCAACCTTTATACTGCCACTTGTCGGAAAGCCGAGAGCCGAGGTCACTGTTATTTCAGTTGCAGATCCATTGTTACCTTGAGTGTCATCAGCTAGTGCTCCATTTAAAGTTGTAACAAG